AACTGCAAGCCAAGTGGGTTGCCGTTCCATGAAGATGCTTGACCGCCACCAAGTGCGTTCTGACCGGTGAGGCCAGCGCCGATGAATGGGAATACTGGACGGCCAGTTGTGTCGGCAAGTTGTCCAAGTTGACCCCATACGTCTGGGCTTACGAACATGTGGGTAGGTGTCCAGTTTCGGTTTGATGAAATGTCAACTGCCGAGTCATAAACAGACTTTAGCAAGTCGGCTACGGTGCCGTCCCAAACGCCTGATGCGCTTGCTGCGGTGAGCAAGTTGTCTGCAGCCAAGTTGTCAGAAGCAATCATGTATTCGCCCATGAGGTCATTCAAAATCAATTGCATTGCTGCAGGTGAAGTGAAGTCAATGTCCTGAACTGACAGCGTTACTTGACCAGCAAGTGTGGTCTTGCTGATTGAGTTTGATGCGATCACCATGGTTGTTGCTGATGCTGAACCAAGTTCTGATTGTGATGCAACGCTGGTGTGCGTGGTGATTGTTGGACGGATGAACGTCTTTTGCTGACCGTTGTCTGGGTAAGCGCGAGCGCCTACAGCATCGACTACTGGACGCAAGAAGTTGAGGTCTTGAACCAATGGCCCAAGTACTGGAACTGGCAAAAGACCAGGTGTGTCAGTTGTGAGCACGTCACCTGCAGCTGCCTGCAATGCGGTGCGCTTTGATGCGGTGTAATCGGCTACTGCAGCGTTCATGTTCTTGAACGTGTCGCCACCGATGTGGTAAGCGGCCATGAACTCGCCTGCTGTTGGCAGAACGAACTCTTTTTTGGCCTGTGCGAAAATTGGTGCGGTTGGGATTGTTGCCTCAACTGCTGGAACGGTTACTTCTGACATGGGTTCTATCTCCTGTTCTGGGACTACTTCTTCATTTAACACTACTTCTTCTGGCTCTTGGTGGATACTCGCAGCGACGGTGGCGATGTTGGCCATGTCACCGAAAGCGCCTATTGGAACAAGCGACAACTCTGTCCATTGAGCGGCTTCAATAATCATGGTTCCTGCTTCGTCGTATGAGAACTTAGTTGGGTTTACGCCTACGGATACTTGGTCAATTGTGCCGTCTGAAGCCATGACTAGCGCATCGTTTCCAAGAGCTGTGGCGCTGATCTTGGCGCTGAACATCATTCCTTGTTCTGTGTCTACGCGCTCGGTGACAACGCCAACTGGCATTGAAGCGTCGTGATACATGAACAGGCGTGGTGCTTTGCCCTCGACTGGCAATGAGCCTGGACGGAAGATCACTTGGGTTCCGTCCGAAACTGTTGCCGGCACGTTGTAGGGAACTGCGGTTCCTGAGATGGTGCGTCGTGGCGCGTCGCCTTTAGCGGCGTCAAGCGTAAAATCTCCTGAGATTAATTTGATCATGATGCGATCTCCTCTTGTGTGTTTTCTTCTATAACTGTTTCTCGGTCACTCATGCTGTCGGCCATGAAGTTTTCTTCTAGGTATTCATCGGCATCAAACTCAACGTATGTTCCGCGCGGTAGCACGTTGTCCATTGACAAAGCGCCAGCAATTGCGTCGGCATACAATTTCACGCCAAACAAATAAAGATCAGCGCGTGCTTGCTGTGAAGACTGGTATGAGTAAGCGCCAGTAGCAACACCAACCAAATATGGTGGCACGTTTGCCAGACGCGACATTTCCAAAGCCTGATATTGCGATGCTTCAATGAGCAACATTTTGTCAGGCGTTGAGTTGGTCTCGGTGTACGACAAGTATTCGTTAAGCGCTGCAGTCTGGTTGGTTGCGCGCGCAGCGTTAAACGCTGATGCTAAATCAGCAAGTTCTTGCGCGCTAAGTGGCTCGCCACCAGTTTGCTTAAGTACGCCTGCAGGGATGCTTGACGATGCGTTGCGATTACGAGCTGCTTCAAGTTTGAGCGCAGTCTCAATAGCGTTTGGTGCGGAATAGATCAAGCCTTGCGCTGGAGACAAGAATTGCACAAGGTTGTAAGGGTCAATCTCGCCACCTTGGAAATACACTTGTGATGACGGAGCAAACCACACAGGGCCAGCCATGTCGGTCGTGGTGACTGAGCCTGCAGGCAGTCGAGTGAACGATGCCGGATAGCCGTCAGCGGTGCGCGACGTGATGTACCAGAACGCTCTACCAAACATCATCAAGTCATCAAGAGTCCACGACATCAAGAATTGAAACGAGACAGTCGGGTCTGGTCGGCGTATCCATGATCGTGGCGCGATGTACACCTTTTCCATGTCATCGCCGTTCCACATTTCGTTGTACATTTTCAACGGCATTGAGCCAATTACCGAGGCCATAAGATCGCGCGCACGGTTAATAGTTGGCACGCTGATTGCTTGGTTACGTGCTTCGCCTTCGCGATAGGTGTAGTACTGGCCGATCATGTTTACGCCAACATTTGACGATGAGTAACCAGGTGCGAAGCCACCAGCTGCAGCCGCCTTGTTTGGCGCTGGGCTTATTGCTGCTTTTTTGGTTTTGTTAAAGATCGCCATAGATACCACTCTGCCATATAGGTGGCAACCGCACGTGACTAATCCGATTCCGACAAAAGGCTAGAGCGTGCGGTCGCCGACGAGAATGTTAGTGGTTAACGGCCACGAGCATGGGTTTACCTGAATGGACTGGTCGCGCACACATGCCAATACCCCAGACCATCGTGCGCGCTAACTCAATTGGCCCAGGCGAACGCTTGGACGAGAGCACAATCGTGTTGTCGGTGCGAACGGCAACAGCGCGCTGAACATGTTCTGCCAACAGTTTTTCGCCTGTGTGAAGTAGCCGCGCCTCAGCGATCATGTTCTTGGCAAGCGGTGTAAACCGTCCTAGTTCTGCATAGCCAACGACTACTCGGCGGCGCTCGATGTTTGGTGGGCAGGTTGCGTCTACGGTCGGCGACAAGGCAAACCTGATCGTGGGGTCTTTGGCAAGTTCCTGCACGTTCTCCCACAGCTCTGTTATTGACTCGGCGATAAATGCCACGGTGACAAGCACCCGACCGTCTGACAGGTTCACGCATCTGGTCGCGCAATATCGTGAGTCATCCAACGACGATTCAATGGCCACGACCCCACCGCTAGGCACGTCCCCTGTGTATTCCAATGACGGCCAACGCCCAGGCTCAATCCAACCACGCACAACGCTGACCCAAAGGTTAAGACTGGCTCGTAAGAAACTTGCGCGATCAGGGTTAGTTGACTCTTGCTTAATTGTGTCCATGTCCAACGTGTGACCCAGCGCAGGATTACCCCACGCCCATGATGCTGGATGGAGCGGGTCAAGGCTTGGGTCAGGTGACCATTCCGCCATGTACATCGTTGACGGCTCACCCTTGTCAATGGCTCGAATGCCAGCCTCACGCCAGCGCTGAAATAGGACGGATTCTTCTGTGCCAGCTGTAGAGAAGAAGCAAGCCAACGGATTTTTACGAGCGCGCTGTGCCGGCAGGAGACCGCCTTCAACGGAGTCTGGGTTGACGTCAAAAAGTTCGTCCACGATTACCAAGTCAATGCTCATACCGTGACCTTGGTTTGGCTTCAATGCTTTTACCCACCATTTGCTGCCGTCTGGCATGGTGGCCTGATAACGACCGTACGATTTAACGATCTTGGCGCCGTAATACTCCTCAAGAATTGGTGACAGATCATCAAAGAGCAGACACGCAAGATCAAGTCTGTGAGCACCAGATACCACGGTCTGCTTTTGTCCACGTATCTTGGGCATCTCCACAAGCCAAAACAAAATAAGCGCCTGGATGATCGTGGTCTTACCGTTCTGACGGGCAACCGAAACGAGGCTCGAGCGATGCACAAACTTGTTATCTGCATCAACCGCAAGCATTCCCTCAAGAGCATGTAGTTGCCATGGCATCAGGTCTATCTGCAGCACCTTCTTTGCCATGTCCCCCACAAGTCCAGCTAGTGAGCCGGCATGATCTGGAACCATCGTTTCCAGTCTCGGCTGATCATGGCCAGTTACCGCTGGTTCAGGCTGGTTTGGGCCTTTTGCGACAAATTGTTGGA